GAATTGGACGAATCTCTCCCGACCACCTTTGTTCCTGCGGGTGTTGTTCATGTTCACGACGGCATCCGTCCAACGTAAGTTCCCCGGCTTGTAATGCCCATTGTTGTCTATCCTGTCCAATTGCATTTCTGGATTTGCCACCCCAAGATTGTCTGCAATCCAACATGCGGCAGCATTTGGAGATGTGAAAAGAAACTTGATCCCACGCCCTCCATAACGCGGATACGCCTTGTCTGACGGATTGTTGCAGCGAGATTGCTGAGCCTGACACCGCCGATATAACCAATGAGGCACCAATACTACCTTTCTTGGATTGCAAAATGGGCAAGCTTTTGTATTCGGTCTTTTCCTGATGTTGTGGAAAAGAGCCATGTGAACCATCTGGCATCTGCTGCATTTGACACGGACCCGAAGCTTGTCCGTTGACCCAAGAGTTTCCGGCCCAATGATCGTCAAGGAACCGAATTGGCTTCCCAACAACTCCGGTGACAGCAATCCGCGATTGTCCACGAGACGCCGCCTCAAAGGTTTTCCATCCACCATCTGTCATCACCAAATGATCTGTTGTTGCGGTTAAGCCAGCATATTGGATAACAGGCTGAACACCCCGGCAGACCGCACCGGCATGTGACACCCAATCTACGCCATCCCAGACCTTATGGTCAAGTGTTACATCCTCAATATTTACCTCACCTTTGTCGGTAAGGATTTTGGAACCTCTAGCTATGCAATTATCCTTGCCATTGGCAGTTCTCAGACCTCTGCCAATCATCTGGGTGTAGAGGATTTCTGATTTGGTGGGACGCGCCAAGATGATGCAGCGGACATCGGCATCAAATCCCGTCGTCAGCACCCCGACGTTGCAGATGATCTTGGTGTCGCCCTTGGCAAAGCGATCCACAATGGCAGCCCGCTCCTCCAAATCAGTGAAGGCATCCATGTACTCCACCGATACACCGGCCTCCTTGAACTGCGTCTCGATGTGTTTGGCGTGAACCCGGTTGACCGCAAAGCAGATGGTGGAGCGATTTTCGCCGCGCTCAAGCCAAGTTGACACAATGTCAGCGACAAGAGCGTTCTTGTCCATCGCTTCGCCCAAGCCCTTCATCTCGTAATCGCCCAGCTTCGTCTTGACGCCCGACAAATCGGGATGAGCTGGCGCGTAGCACTTGAAGTCTGACAGGTGCTTGAGGTTGATCAGCTCCTCAGTCGTCGTCCCGATGATCAGCCTATCCCAGCGACCGGGCGCTCCCATGCCCTTAGCCCAAGGCGTTGCCGTCAGCCCAACAAATGGAACCTTGGCCCATTCAGGATCATTCATCCATGTGTCGTAGAGCTTAAACAAGATATGGCATTCGTCTATGATCACCAAATCGGCCTTGGGTATCTCACGACGCGCCAGAGTTTGGATGGAGCAAACCTGTACCGGCTGTGTGCCATCCGTCATCTCGTGCTGGCCTTGAATCACCCCTACGTCGAAGATGGCGCTGGCCCTGAACCGCTCGACTGTCTGGTTGATCAGCGACAAGGCGGGTACGCAGAACAAAACCCGCTTGTCTTTCTGACGCGCCAAGTTGACGATGGCGGCAGCGATGACGGTTTTTCCGGCTCCTGTTGGGGCTTGGACAACCGGCCTCTTGGAACCCTGTAGCAGAGCCTCCTTGAGCCGATCAATAGCCGTCTGCTGGTAGTCTCTCAATTCCATTGTTCAGCTCCTGTTCCGCGCACGTATCTTAACACTACCTATTAACTCACTTATTGGCTCGTAATGGTAAGTGAGTGTACTGATAGGTTATGGTTGATAGGTTCTGTCACTCTATTGGAGTTGCCGGGCAATTTATTAGAGTGGGGGTGCTGCTGGTCGCTGGGATTGTTACGCTCAAGTCCAATTCATAGATATTTGATGTTTGACCATACGCTCGTATCCTCATGTGACGGCGCGCCAGACCCAGCTTTTCGAGCTTGGCTACACACTTCCGAACCTTCGATTCGGACAGGCCACAGTCAACCGACAGGCGCTTTACAGAGGGATAACAAGTGGCATCATCGTTAGCGTAGTTCGCCAACACCAGAAGAACCATCTTGTCCTGACAGGGGATAGGTTGTTTTATGGCCCATGCCATAGCTTGGAAAGACATTTTAAACTCCGCATTAATTGCGAAGCATTGCAAATAGGACAAAATGGGCGTAGAAAACCATCAAGTCCAACGTGCGCCGCGAACGCATGATTGGTTTAGAGCCCCAGTGATTGGCGTCACTGGGGCTCATTTCGTTTATACCCTATTCTTCCTTGCCCATCAACTCCAAGGCAAGAAACACCATTCGCGGGAACCGGGCCTTACCCGACATCCAACGGTAGACAGTACGTTCCGAGACCCCAAGATACACGGCGACCTCAAGACGGCTCTTGTTTAGCTTGCCAATCATCATCACAAGCTTGTCGGCATTGGTCTTTTCCATGCAACCTCCTACTTCAGGGTGATTCCGCAGCGGGAAGCTAAGCCCTTGATTTCGTTGATAGTTGTTCTTCCGCACTTGTCGATACGCGCCAACCTAGCCAATGTCACGTTCTGAAGGTCTTTGATATACACAACACGAGCTTTGCCTAAAGCGCGCAATGCCCGTTTAGACACCCCAGCGACATCAGTGATTGGCGCGTTTGGAGGCGGCATCATCACCTTGAACGCTCGTGTTGTTGGAGCTGATTCAAGAGACTTCGATACTGCGGCTTCATGTTTAGTACGGGTTTGAGCATAAGCATCAATATCAACCCGATATTGATATTTGAGACGCGCAATCTCACGATCTAGCTCTAAATTACGCGCCCGTATTTTCTCAATTTCATCCGCAGCAGCGCGCAAAACGGCGATCAAATTAAGCTCATTCATGTTATTTCCCCTTTTTTGTCTGACAAGACGACATATATTTATATGACGATCAGTCACTTATCAAGGGCTTTTTTGGCCTCAATGATAATTTCCCGATTTTTCTGAACCCATTTAAGGGTATTTAATGCAGCTTCCATTTTTGGCAGACGAGTTTCTGTGTCCTTTAATAATTCCTCCGGTCTTTCTTTTTTCTCCACATACCTCCTGACGATATTAACGTAGCTCCGGTGATTGTTAACAGCATCCTCTAAGGCCTCAACTTGTTCGTCTATCCCTATCTTCACTCACCTTCTCCTTTGCGAGATTGCCAGTCATTCATGCCTCTCCACACACCAACGGAACAGCCTACCTGTCCCCCATCCAGCAAAGAGGATGACGAACGCAAGCACCGCAGAAGGTGCATCCTTGAACAGCAACTCTATTGCCAAAACAAACGTGACAAAATACATCAAAATGCCAAGCCCAAGTATCGTGTCTCCGACAAGATCGGTGTGATCGAACATGTTTTTCACAGTCCGTCTCCTTCGGCAAAATCAAGATCAACCTTGATGCAGGCGATGCGAAGCATTGATGGGCTCGCGTCGGCCTTCTCTCTAGAAGGATACACCCAGCAATGCCCATCGCTTACATTCAACCAAACCGTCCTTCTATGGCGCGGTCGGACTTCTATGAGGTCGTTAGCAGGAGTCGGATCGCCATAGCAGCCAGCACCCCAATGGCATTTTCCGTCTGGGTTCCAAACCGTAGCGACCCAACCATAAAAGTTCTTTATGGCACCGTGTATGGCTGATCCGCTACCATCCCCATCCGTCGCATAGATACGGACTTCACGACCATCGCGGGTGCGATAAGTGCGATTCTTGTCAATCATGACACGCTCCTGAATACGTTATTCCACTGCTCTGAGCGATCTTCGTACATGTCATCAAACAACTTTTGTAAGCCCGGCTCAAATAGTTTGCGATAATCAGCAAGCGTTAACCTCCTGAAACCGGGAGGGGGAGGTGGAAGATCAACCGCAACAAACGACTTCACCGGCATCAGACTGCTTGCCCTCACCACCGCTGGCGCGGCGAAAAGGCCCATGAGGCCGGTAAGGAACTTACGGCGCGGAAGAATGAGGTCAGTCATTTCTCATTCTCCATTTTTGGCGGTGCGGGAAGCGGCATCCAGTGAGTAATTGCCGCATTGGGGTGCCGGGCGCCATCCGCATCGCACCAATTATGCGTATTATCCAATGCCCAGCCACCCCAGATGACTTGATCTATGCGAAGACCATCAGGTCCGGTGACAAGAATGCTGCGATCCTTTGGCGCGGTGTCGATTGGTTGCCATTTAGTCATTTCTTTTCCTTTTGCGCTTTGAGAATGGAGTCAAAGCATTTGGCTGCTATCTTTTCAAACTCATCTTTTGTGACAGTTCCAAGCTTTGCGGCTTCATCCCATGTTTCCGGCAAACCATCGTAAAATTCTAAGACAGTTGGAAATACCTTGCCATCCCCCTTCTTGGGCGGCGCAGGCAAAGGCATCCAATGCGTAGCTTCAATCTCATGGGAACAACAGCCGCAGCCGTTATCCTTCGCGTACAGGCCAGCTTCGACGCAGTAGATGTTTTTGCCATCCCATACCAAGAATGACGGTAGATCTTCTTGCCAGTTATCAGGCTTCTTTGGCGCGGTGTCTATCGGTTGCCATTCAGTCATCTTTCTCTCCCCTCAAGTGCGTCGCGGGCTATGGCACAAATAACATCAGGCATATCATCGTCAAAAGAACCGCCCCTGTATTTAGTTCTAGTGATGATTAACTGCATGGAGGTTTCAAGCAATTTTATGCGTTGAATAGCCTCCAGAACATCGTCCGGCCAAACGTCTCGACCCGCCAAAACGCCACGATCTTCGCCACGACCGCACATTTCCTCCAAACGCTCAATGAGCGTTCCGGTTGAGTAAGGGCCTTCTTTGTAATCATGTTTCATTGCTTATTTCCATTCACGGGTCAGGCGGGAGTGGCATCCAATGGGTGGGGCTATATCTGCCATCCATTTTTGTTCTGCCAACTTCCGTCCAAACATATGTCCACCAACCCTCAATGTCTGGATCATCAAGACCTTCTTCATAGTTAGACCAAAAGGCGGCATGAACGATCTGGGTTTGTATGTGCATATACATGACGATAATGTCAGTTCCATCTTTTGGCGCGGTGTCGATTGGTTGCCATTCAGTCATCATTCTTCTCCATCAGCTTCCGAAGTTTTTCCTTATTGGCATCTGTCATATAGTACCCAATGCCGCGCCATGTAGCGATCTCGATACCATGCGGCTTCAGTTTGGCGCGTAACTTCAGCACCGCGATCTTCGTTCGAAGCTTTTCGTACTCAGGGCCGTTTTGTCGAAAGAACGTGCCAGTCAGTGACGTGATGTGATCCAAACACGCATAGCTGGCAATGTCCCGAGTGTAGATACCCATGATCAATGCGCTTTGCTGATGTGACAGAATGCCTTTCAGCGCAGCATTGGGCTGAACCATATCGGCTTGATATTGGCGGATTTGCTCTCGAAGGGTTTCGATCTCTTCGCGTAGCTCTCGAATGGTTTGAGCGTCATTCATGGCCGCGCTCCATGCCAGACAGCATCGACAAGGCCCTTGATCACCTTGCGAACTTCTTCGTCAGTGATGTGCTTGAGCGCGACCGCTTCGACATTGATGAGCGTTGACTCTAGCTCAACAATCATTTTCTCACTCTCAAGGTACTGTTCGTACCACCGTTCATTCTGCAATTCGAAGTACGACTTTGTTTTCATAATGGCCCCTTATTGCTGAGTAAGCATGAAGGCGAAGCTCGTCCCTCACCTTTGCGTCGTCGATATTGTCATATGCTATCTTCAGGATGTGCCCCAGACTTTCAAGGGCATTATCTATGTAGTCCGCTGCCTTTGGCCCGTCTGGGTTAATCGGCTCCTCCCATGTTCCCGGAAAGTCTGGGAACGAATGTTTCTCAGTCAGCCTTAGTCGATCCTGTATCCTCTGTGCCATTCAGCTCCTCCAAAAGTTCAATGATAATCCTGCATTGTGGGCCGCTTTCAACCCATTTGGCTTCCAACCATTCACACAAGCTATCATCCTCTACGATGTTCTGGCTTACGAGAATGTCGCTGATTGCCTTCTCAAGGTTCCCAAGATCACGCTTACGTTTGTCAGGGCGGACTGCCAAAATCGTCAGTTTATACGCGCCAACGACTTTCTTCCCTTTTGTCTGTGCAGCAAGCTGCCACATAGACAGCTTACGCCACTCCATATATTTGGCAGATCGGTAGACCTTACCCCCCTTCGTCGCTCTCCACAGGCTGTTTACTGACGGCGGGAAGGGTAGGATGAGTGAAAGCATTTCCCGAAGTCCGATTGGCGAGAGACATTTGCAGATACCGGCATACCTCAGCTTCAGGGATGTTCATCTCCTGCGCCATCTCTGCCGTGTTCATTTGCATGTTCCAAAACCCCTGAATGTAGAGGTCTGGACGAATGTGAAAGGGATGTATGCCAGTCCACTCAGAGACCGCCTTGACATGCTTCAAGGGAACCATCTTCCACAGGGATACGGCTCTGTTCGTGATCCCGAGCGAATCCGCAAGCCGCTTGGCTGTGCCATAGCAGCGGATTACCGCAAGAAGACTGGGGTCGCGATCTAATCTCATACCCGCACATTGGAACAACCCAGAACAAAAGTCAATAGGGTGCTTGACTTGTCCAGCAATGGGAGTATGTATGGTGAACCCAAAGACGGGAGAGACCAAATGAACCTTGTGCCGATTCAATATCACTTGGAAGACTACGAGCTGCCCGATCACCTGATAGCGTCAGGCATCATAGAAGTTGAGATCGACCTGATAGACGACGCGCCATACATCTACGCCTTCGATCTGGCTATCGTCAGTGAGAGTGGAGGCCGTGTCGTCCATCACTACTATGACAAATCGCGCAAGGACAATTCTCCAGATGACGAGAGCCTTCGCAAGATGCTAGAGAACGACAAGAAGCTCATGGACGACATATTTGACGATTGTGCCCGTGAAGGCATGTGGGAATAAGGAGCGAACCAATGAAAATGTCTGAAACCATCGCTGAACTCGCTATCGCTTTGTCTAAGGCTCAGGGGCAAATTGAAGACGCCACCAAAGACGGCATCAATCCGGCGTTCAAATCCAAATATGCTGATCTCGCTGCCTATCGGGCTGTGATCCGCGAGCCTCTCGCTGTCAATGATCTTGCCATCATGCAGCTTCCGCGCACTCGTCCCGGCTATGTTGAGGTTGAGACCATCCTTCTCCATAAATCTGGGGAGTTCGTGTCTGAGACGTTGGAGATACCAGTCACGAAGTTTGACGCGCACGGGATTGGCTCTGGCATCACCTATGCCCGCCGCTATGGACTTATGGCTGTGCTGTGCCTTGCGTCTGTTGATGATGACGGCAATGCTGCTGTGGAGCCTAAGCCCGCCGCTAGGAAGACTGAAATCAGTCAAGAGGAAGCTGGAACTTTGAAGCGCGCTCTTGTCATGGCCGCTGGAATGGGTAGAAATGAACTCAACACTGCTTGGGGTAGGCTTACACAAGAACAGCGCGCATTGTTTGATAAAGAGACGGTAGACAAGCTAAAGGAAATTGCTGCCGCTGCGAATGCTAAGAAGAAGGATGATGAATAATGGAACAGCGCACTGAAGCATGGCATCAGCAGAGAATGGGGAAAGTTACTGCGTCTCGTGTGGCGGATATTGTCGCCAAGACGAAAAGCAGCTACAGCGCATCACGCGCCAACTACATGGCCGAATTGATTTGCGAGCGTCTGACTGGAGTGAAGGGGGATTCATTTCAGAACGCCGCAATGCAGTGGGGAGTGACAACCGAACCGCAAGCTCGCGCAGCCTATGAGGCCAGTATCGGAGTTTTGGTTACGGAGATCGGTTTCATTCCCCACTTTGCTATCGACGCATCTGGCGCGTCACCTGATGGTTTTGTGGGTGAGCATGGGCTTATTGAGATCAAATGCCCTAAGACCGCAACCCACATCGAGACGCTTTTGACAGGAACAGTTCCTGCCAAATACATCACACAGATGCAATGGCAGATGGCTTGTACGGGCCGCGCATGGTGCGACTTCGTGTCATATGATCCGCGCTTGCCGGAAAGTATGCAGCTATTTGTGAAGCGGGTTGAGAGTGACCCTGACATGATTGCCTATCTTGAGAAGGAGGTTCTGATCTTCCTTGAAGAGATGGATGAGCAAATTTCCAAACTTGAGGAGTTGTACAATGGCCTATGAACAGCGTGAAAATAGCGGCTCGACCTTTAAGAACAAGAACCCGCTTGGGGAAAACTCAGCCACACTGACTGGAACCGCGCTCATTGGTGGCGTTGCTTATTGGATGTCGTCATGGGTGAAGACCGACAAGAATGGCAACAAGTGGATGAGCCATACTTTCAAGCGCAAGGATGCTGCCGCGCCAGCTAAGGTTGAAATGACCAACAACCTTATTGACGACGACATTCCGTTTTAGGGGATGGCATCATTCTGATGGATGTCCTGACCCCCAAGGGCCAAAGATCACGTTGGCATGAAGATCGAGCTGTCAAAATATGGCTTCATCACTTTCCAACATACTCTTATGTCGAAACACCAAAGGACAAGCCTGCTGTCGTTGATGCTGTCCTAAGTGTGAACAATAGCATCAAGGCGGTAGTGGAAACGAAGTGTCGCAATATCACATTGTTTGATCTTCAAGGTAAGCTCAACAATGAGTGGCTGATGACACACGACAAGATGATCAAGGGGTCTGAGATTGCTTCTGCTCTGTCAGTCCCCTTCATCGGGTTCCTATATCTGATACAGGACGAAATCCTCATGTATCAGAAGCTATGGGAGCCAGAAGCTGGATGGGTGTGCAGTATGGCAATCCGTCCAAGTTGGACGCAAGCGACTATCAATGGTGGGAAAGCATTGAGATCGAATGCCTTCATTGATATGTCTAAGGCAACGCAATTGAGGAAGGGATGAGATGAACACACAAGAGGAAGCGTACATATCTGAGCAATATCGAATAGTAGCTAAGGCATGGGTTGAGGCTGACTCAGCGGCCAACCTTCTGGAAGAAACTAAGTCTGCCGTTCTGGCGCGTATGATGTTGTCGTATGGCGACATGCCAGTGAGTAGGGCAGAGATGGCTTCCAAAGGCTCCAATGACTGGCGTGAGTTCATAACGAAGATGGTAGAGGCACGAGAAAAAGCGTCTCTTCTAAAAGTTAAGCTAGAGTACATCAGGATGAAATTTCATGAGTGGCAGTCCACAGAGGCGTCACGCAGAGCGGAGATGAGATTATGAGTAGTCAGGCATCCAACATGATTGACGACACCATTGAAGCGATCAATGATGCGTTGGAAAAAGCTAAGATCATCATTGCTATTCATGAGAAAATCGTATCCCTCATGGAGGAGCATCCTCTTGAAATCAAAATGGCGACCCTCAACATGACCATTACCAGAACCATCATTGACTCTTCGGATGATTATAAGGATGCACTCGCATACATAGCTAAAAATGCTGCTATTATGGTCAGAGCGGTTGACCAAATCGCTGAAAATTCTGCTCAAGAAGAAGATGAAGATGACGCGCCAGAAACAGAAAAGCCGATCCATTGATCAAGCGCGTCCGCATCACTGCCAAAGGTAGGGCTGACATATTCCTCCGTCATGGGGGAATGTGCCACCTTTGCAAAATGAAGGTGTCTCCGGGCGAAGAATGGGATGTGAGTCACGACATCCCTTTGGAAGCTGGCGGCAAAGACGATGAAAGTAACTGGCTCGTTGCTCACCGAAAGTGCCATAGGGTCCATACTAGCACCGTTGACATGCCCTTGATTGCAAAGGTTAAGCGCATCCATCAAAACCACATCGGAGCCAAACTGAAGTCTAGAAATCCATTACCGGGCAGCAAAGGCTCTCAGTGGAAAAAGAAGATGGATGGGTCCGTAGTAAGGAGAGAGTCGTGAGATTTATGATCACACTGAATATGCCAGCATATGAGGGACGGCTGGTGCATCAAGTGACCCTTGATATGCCAGAAATTAAATCTCTTAGAGACCTCTGTGTGTTGATGAACCGCGATGAGTTCATTGTTGGCAGGCACTGGTATCGACAGAAAAACCCAGAAACCCAAAGGGCGGAATGGGAAGACCGTAACGAAATCATCCTGAACACTGCCCACATTGGCAAAGTGGCAGAGTTCATTGATATGGATGAAGAGTACTACAACAATCTCACGAAGGATCGGGTCTCTTTCACTAGGACAATGACGTTGGGACCGCGTAGGCCAATCCGGCCATAAGAAGGGGAAAAACTATGGACTATGCTGACTTTATGAAAGACGCCGCCCGCATCTTCAACGAGCGCAACCCGCGCTATGGCGACATGCGTATCGGGATGGACCGCGTAGCCACTATGGCGACCATTATGACGGGCATTCACCTGACCGCACATGATGTTGCCCTTGTCCTTCATGCTGTGAAGCTCTCACGGCTTGGAGGAGACCGCGCCAATCCAGACCATTACGTCGATGGGATCAACTATCTGGCGTTTGCGGGCGAACTGATCCAACCGGATGAAATCCCGCAGCCGGATGGCGCGTCTCAGGTCCAGACCGACATTGAAGATGTCATGTCAAAAATCACTTCAATGTTTGCCAACGCCAATCACAGCTAAGAGCTAATAACGATGGCGGCTCAGGTAGCCGTCATCACCCATATGAGGACGCAATATGGTATTTGTCTCAAAAGTAGAAGCCTGCAAGAATGACATCCTTAAAATGTGGGAAGAAGGATTGTCTGGTCAACAAATAGCTGACAAGATCGGGACGACTCGCAGTGCAGTTATGGGGAAGCTGCATCGTATGCGAGAGCAGAAGATCATCACCTACAAAAGCGTTGCGTCAAGGATGGCTGCTGTGAAACATTCAGTCCGCACAAAAGAACGCTCACGATTGAAAGAGGAGGGTGTTGATCCTGTCGAGATCGAGAAGGAGCTTCCTCCAATCACCTACGAAGAAATCCTTAAGCCCCTCATCATAGAGGCAGAAAAGAAGCCCACTAGCATTCCTGTCAAGTTTGAAGACCTTGGCCCGTTTTCTTGCCGATATGTCATTGAAGGCATATTTGCAAAGGACTTCATGTTTTGCAATGAAGTCAAAAAGACCGGAAGCTCATATTGTGTCGAACATCACTCAAAATGCAAAACGACTCTGCCAATCCACCAAAAGAAGGAACAATCAAATGATGCTACAGCTAAACCCTCAAATCCCAGTCTCCACCCCTCACGGCAAGGGACTAGCTCAGGTGCTGATAGATTACGGGCCAGAGCATGATATCGTTTGGGTTGTTTTCCAGAACGATACCGCTGAGATTTGGTGCTGGAACAACAAGCATGTGAAGGCCCAAAACAACATCACGTTTGATCGAACGACAAAGAATCGAAACTCTGGGAAACCCGTTGACAACGAATAGAGCTATGCAAAGATAGGTTTCCAAAGAATGGTCTTTGGGTTTTCAAACCGGAGTTTGAGCGCCCATCCTCTGTCTGTGGAGTTCGAAAACGCACCACTTGCCCCAGCCCGTTCAATCGAGCTGGGGTTTTTATTTGCCCTTCAGAATGTTGACGAGCTTGCTGTTGGCCTCAAGGGCCGCAAACTCATGAGCCTGACCCGCAGGCCAGTCCACAACATTCCCTGCCACCAGAACAAGCTCCCAGCCGTCACCATGAGCCCTGAATGAGCCCTTGCTGACGATGCTGATGTGGTTATCAGCATCGCTGTGGGTGTGCATTGGAAGCGTATCGCCCTGCTCCGGGAAATCGTAGATGGTCCCAGAGAGCTTGTCGAAAGATGCTGGCGTTGCTCGAAGCATCAGATGACCTTTGGAGCGTCCGACGGACCTGAAGCAGGCTTGGCGGGTGGCACAGGTTTCACATACGGTGCGATTGGCCCGTAGACCCCAGCCACCAGATCAGCGTAAAGCTGACGGCCATACTCTTCTGGATCATTGGGAGAGGCCGTGAAGGGCAGCACCGTTGGAAACTCTTCAAACTTCACCATACAGTTGATGGCGGTTCCAGCTTCGTTGGCGTAGATCGGATCGGTGACGGTCTGAACAGTCGGCATTTGTTATGTCCTCACGCTATGCGGAGCCAAAGAGAAACTTGAGTCGAAAAAACACAACTGTTGTATGATTGTCCCATAAGCTGCCAAGTTCCAGATGGCGAAGAAGAAGCATAAAATCCTCCTGCTGATGACCAATAAAGATCCGATCCTGCTTTTGTTGCTCCCGGTCCTAGCGATGCGCCAGATGTTTCATAAAACATCCCATAAGTTCCAACCGCGCCAGCCGTCGTCACAAGAGCAATGGTTCCGCTCGTTGTGATGGTGCCGCCAGACAGGCCCGTGCCAGCAGTGATAGACGTGACCGATCCGCCGCTGTTGGCAACGCTCTGCCAAGAGGTGCCGTTGGACTTGAGGATGTTCCCGGACGTTCCCGGGGCAACCGCGATGACAGGGGTTCCCCCAACTGACATAGAGGTCGCTGTGGCCGCCGCAAGTGTGGTCGCGCCAGTGACGCCGAGCGTTCCCCCGACAGTCTCGTTGCCAGTGATGGTTGCGCTCGCAAGCGTTGCCGCCCCTATGACGCCAAGGTTCCCGCCAACAGTGAGATTGGCTGTAACCGTCTCTGCGGGAGTAGTGATACCGGCGCTGCCGTCGATTGTTACGGTCATGTTAGGCTCCAGCAGTAGGGGCGGGGGCGATCACCAATTGACCCTCAGAGACAAGCTTCATGATGTTCTGATAGTCAGTGTTGGCCGGGGCTTCAGGGACTGAAATTGTTACCCCAGCATCATCTGTGAACCAAATAGTTCTGTACTGAGCCGGTGGCGTTCCTTCGGGTGCGTACTGTGCGCGCATGTCAAAGCTCCGCTGAAATCAAAAAATTTACGCCAGAAGCTGGCCCATAACCGGACACTGCGGTTGCTCCCAAACCTGTGATGGAAAAAGTTACAACAGTTTGGCTCGTTCCATTAAGACTGATTGAAGACGGTTGCGTCGTAGATGTGTACGAATTAATTCCAAGCCCAGTGCAAGTTACCGTTCCTGAGTAACTTATTGTTGGAATAGCACGAAGCGAAACTGGGCAAAATGCCGTACAAGTAAAAGTTCCAGAACCGTTAAACCCGCCCGGAACAGTAGCAGGAACGTAAAGATACCGCTGGCACTGAGCCAACTGATCGCTGTAAATCTGGCGTTCATAGGGCGTGGCAATCGACCCTGCTTCAAGTTGCACATTACCAATCGTCCACGTTCCGCTGGTCTGCGCTCCGACAGAAAGCACGATCTGCAAGCCAGTCGTAGCCGCAGAAGGAATGGCAATCTGCACATTGTAGCGCGTCACCGTCGAGCTGACGGTGAATGTTCCAGTGGAGATAGAAGTGACCGTAGGAGACGCCAAAGTGCCAAACGTGT